CTCTGGTCATAGTGTCGACATTCATCAACGCCTGAAGAATGTTCGCTCCACCTTTCTTTCCATCTCTTGTGGTCCAGAGACCAATATCAATCAAAGATGACAATTCAAGGCACATCAACCACTTTCCAAGAACAGGCTCAAATCGTGGTCTCCTCTTCAAAAAGGTGATGTTTTCGACAGACCTCATGTCATCATTGATTCCATCTTTCGCGTCATTTGTGTAGACATGCCCAAAATCGGCATACCCATCCTGCATAACTTTCTCTGAGACAAACTGTTTCCAGGCAGGTGACACTGTGATCCAGTTATCATCGCCCAAGTAATTTGCCTTGATGTTCTTGGCATATTGTTCATGCCAATCCCCACCAGGAAAGCCACACTCCTTCCAGATGGAATAACGAGTGTAAGCAGGGTTCAACAAGGAGTTGTACACAGATGTGTGTGGATCCCCTGAGCTCAAACTTCCCTCCCACATGTCAATGAGATCACCTCTCGTGTGAAATTGGGTGTGGTATGATTTGGAGAAGGTTTCAGCCATTCTGTAATGGACAGTGTCCATACAGCCCCATGCAACCATGGCGCTGTTGATCTCTTCTCCAATCATTGTAAGACACTCTGGAGTTTGCCGTGCGTCATTCGCACTGAGATCTCCTGCAAGGTGCAAATCCTCATGTGCTGCCATGGAAATGTGCTGCCTAACAACAATATCAGCATCATTGCCTTGCATGTTGTCACCAATGGAGATTCCATTGCGCAGGTGATTCTCTGCCAACCACGCCATGAAATTGCCATAGATCATGCGTGCGACAATTGTCCGCGCTATTGGGCAACTGGAAATGATTCTTCCTTTTCCTTTTGCAACTTTGGCGGCTGGGAGAAGCTCACTCTTAACAATATCAGTGAACATGTCAAGAGGAACCTCACCCTTCAAAAGGTGTTCCAAATTCTTTCCGACAATGTCCATCATCTCCTGACTTCTGGACCCATAATGGAAAGTTCCATCTTCAAAGAAGCCCAGCAAATCCCTTTTTGGAACTGGGTTTCCAAGGTTGTATGGAGCACCAGGTGAAGTTGCCAATGGCATCCCTCTGAAGTATGTGCCATCTTCCCCAACAATTGCCTCAAGATAATTCTTCATGCCCTTCTTTGGGGCATTTGGAGATACATCTCTCAAAAAGCGTAGTGTCTCCTTCACACAAACGCGGAGGCGCTCCAAATCAAGCTGTTTTGGCTTGAAAAGTGGACAATACTTTGCCCTTGCCATATCATATACAGCGGGGTTTTGAATGTCGACAGGAGCCTTGGAAGGTTCTGACGCTGGGTGTTCACTGGGAACAAGAACATCTGCCACGATAGACGTGAAATTATGTGGGGTCGGGGTAGTCCCGATCACGCATTTCTTCCCATCATTTCGAGCTGGTGCCTCATAACCACTCAACTTGTTCCGCATTTGCAGCATCACNAATCTGGAAATAGCACAGAAGTATGTTGCTCCCATGCCATCCTCACCAGATTGAAGAATGCCACAAATCTTCCCTTGAGCTGGACCTGCAGAGGCAACAAAACATGCCGAGCCACAATCACCTCCATTAGAGTTCATTTCATGAACACTCCAAAGGAGCGAGCGATAAGCCCCTTCAATGGTGCGACCAGCAATTATAGTGCCACGACTTGTTGCCAGTCCTTTTCCAAAGATGCAGCTTGACAAAGCTACAAACTTGCCAGCATCCTGCATCAGACCTTCAAGGTACCCGTCTGGCACCCAATGGGGTGAAATGTCCTTGCATTCTGGCATGCTTGGAAGCCTCATCCAGTAAGTGTCAAAATTTTTGAGGGGAATTCCCTTCAAGAACTCTGTTACTGGAATCTCGTGGGTTTTGT